TTAATTTTGAGCTGTTACAATACAACCGAAAGATCCACAAGTTTTAGATGAGATTAAATTATCTTCTATGAATAATTCTACTGTAAGACCACCACCTACTTTATCGTTATTCTGTGCAGAAATATATTTAAAGTCGTTTCCAAATTGATTATAGCTAACAGTATAAGGAACTGGTACCGTTTCTTGATGTGTTTCACCGTTAGAACCTACATAAGTAATATCAGCACTTTTAGATGTTCCTGTAATTTTATACTCTAATGCTTTATGAAACGAGTAAATAACACGAACACCATCTCTTGATTTATAAGTGAAGTTTTGAATTGATTCACTAGACTTTATTTTAAAAGCGGTATAAATGTATTCACTAGAATAAGTTTTTTTTTCATTAGGACTTATTTTAAATTCAAAATCAGGGGCATTGTCAAATTTGGAATCATAAGGACTTATGGTTACATTATAATCTGTTCTGTTTTCAAAAGAATATGATTCCTTTGGAGCGTCATCATTGCTAGAACATCCAAAAAAAATAATAGTAATAAGTAATAGTATAATTCTATTCATTATTTGTTTTTTTTCATTAAGTAATGATATACATTTTGATTTCCAACCGTTAAAACGTATGCTGTAACAAATTCATATCCATTAGCTGATAAAAAATTTAATGCATCTATCATGGAGTTGAATATTAATCCTTCTCCTTTTTCATCTTTTAAAAGAGTTTCATCTGTATTGTTAGAAAAAAATTTTGTTTTTTGACCTATATCAATTGTTATTGTGAGTTTTGATGACATCAATTTAGATGTGCCTAATATTTGCAAATATTGTACATCTAAATCTTTAATAGGTATTCCGTTAATTGTTTGTCCAAAACTTGAGTAACTGCAAATAGTTAAAAAAATAATGATTAAAATTTTATTCATAATTTATTGGTTTTTGTTTTTAAGTTCTTTTAGTATTTCTTTTTGAAGAGTTATAACTTCATCTATTCTAAGCATCCATGCACCAATCCATCTAATTAATAAAACAGCAACAACTATTACTGTTATTATATATAAAAAATTCATAATTCCTTCCATAAGTTTATTTATTTGGTTAAAAAGTTCTTTTTACTATTTTGAATATTTGTTTCACATCGTTTAATTCGATGGTAAAATCTTGAAACTCAGGACTTGTATTTCTTGAATGACAAGTAATAATTCCATTTTCTAAATTTTGACTAATAATGTCTTTACAAATTATTGTGTCTTTATGGACAATAATCCAGCCATATTGAGAGTCACGAAAACCATCTTTCCAATGTTGACGATTCAATTCTCTACAAAGTGTTATACACCCTTCAGGGTTATCATATAATCCTCCGTTGTCCATACTGTCTCCTTTTATTTCAAAAGCTACATAGTTACCTCTTGCATATTGGTCCACATAAAAATTTACTTCATTAAACCCATCTATAAAATCACCTTCACAACATTCACTTATATAAGTTGCATAGGCTTTGGCAGGAACTAAAGGCACTGTCATAATAAATTTTCCGTTTCCTAAATCTTGAAATTTGTTTCCGTTTTTATTTTCTAAGTAATCTTCTTCATCAGATAAAGTGTCTTCTTCATTTTCTAATAAAAAGTAGTTGTTAGATACATTAAAGTATTCTGCAAGTATTTTTCTGTTTTTAATATTCGGTTTAGAGTTCTTGTTTATAATTCTACTCAAAGTAGATTGTGAAACCCCTGTGTTTTCTGAGAGCTCGTAAGGTGTTATACCTTTTTTTTCGATAAGAGCTTTTAGTTTTGACCCAATTGTATCCATTTGTTTTGTTTATAATGATTATAAATAAAAGTAAAATGCATTAATTTAATTCGTAATACTTGCATAATACTTTCATTTTGACATATATTTGCATAACAAAATTATTCAATACAAATATTTGATAAATGTAAGAATAAAAAAGTAAGCTCCTTGAAATATCGAATAAAAATAAAAAGCTGGTGGGTTTACAGAAACCTTTTTGAGAAAAGCTGAAAAATAAAAACTAGCAGATGCAGGTCGCCACTTTCATAGCGCAAGGTTCGACTCCTTGGTTTGCACAATTAACATTAACAATTAATCAGAATGGGAATAAGACAAAATATTTTAGAGAAAATAAGAGAGCCACGTATGAGAGCTAAAATAGTTTTAGCGTCTCCAAAAAACATTACAGACAGTACGGTGGTTAGATGGATAAACAATAATGATGATTCACTTACAAAAGAATGGTGTTTGAAACTTATTGAAACTGAATTAGGAATGAAAAGAAGTCAATTTTTTGAAACTAATAAACCATGAAATACCCTAACGAAATTTCAAATATCATATTTAAAATATGGATTCGATTATTAACAATACTGGCTTTGATATTTATGGTTGTAATACTGGCTTTAATTTATTTCAAATGGTATTACTAGAAAAAACAATAATTGTATTGCTGCTATTAATAGCGATGCTTGGGATTATCTGCTTAGGGAAATGGTTTTATGACAAACTAAATAAATGGTAATGAATAGACTTCAAAGAATAGCATTTATAAAAAGAGAATCCAGAGAGTTAGAAACTCAAGAAGCACTCTTTAGACAAGGATTAAGTTCAATTACAAGCCGTAAGAGATACTTAGAATTGGAGTTGGCAAGTTTGGGAGCTTCCAACTCCACCCGAAAGGGCAAATATGATGATGTTTTAACAGATCAGCAGAAACTGGAGATTAGAGCAAGTTTAACCAAATAAAAAACCTGCTTTCGAGCAGGAAAGCAGGTTTTAGGAATCAAATTTTAAATACGCCGAGCAGGCATAATCAAAAAGCAAAGATATGGAAGTTTCAGAAAAAACAAATGATTTCACTTCGCAAAAAATACAAGTGGATTATAACGGCGAAATCCAAAGCCTTTCCTTTTTGGAAATAGAGGCGATTTTAAATGAAAAAACAAGCTTACGCTCTACAATGCCTTTTGCGGTTTGGAGCAAAAAAAGAATCATTACCCAGTCAGCAACACTGTCCAGCTTTGCTCAAAACTTCGCTTTTTTCCTGAATCAAAAAATGTATTTCGACTCAGATACCATCTTCAAAATGAATGTAGAAATGGGATGTGTGAAACTTTTTAATATTAACTAAAAATGAAACTAAAAAAAATCAACTCAGAGATAAAAAAAGGTCGTGCCGTCTTGCTTATGTATAATATCGATAAGGTAAAAAAGGATTACCCAATCGAGAAAAGAAATAGGGAAATGTTCGAAATCAAACAGGAAATCGAACGCCTAGAAAACTTAAGGATAACCAAAACGCAAAACGCAATAGCGAAATTAAACCGAGAATTACAATGGCATTAGAAATTAATCAAGTTTACAAAACACCTCAGGGAAGAATCCTTAAAGTAAAAACAATCAGAGAATCAGGAATTCACACGCTCATCACTATTGACGAAAAAGGGGAAGTTCTTCCAGATAAAAAAAACTCATTTGGTCATGTAGTTGACCGCTCAGAAAGGCTTTGCTCTGATGAAACAATCAGATCATTTAAACAGATAAAAACAGCATAATGAAATTTAGAGCAGATATAAATTCAGAAAAACTCCTTCACATATTTGGTGTCCTATTTATAACCATAGGGTTAGGAGGTATTTTATTAGTCCTATTATTTCCAAACTTATCAACAACAATCAAATTCTAAAATAATCAATAAAAAAGCCTACTGGACAAGAGTAGGCAAATAAACCGAAGTTTAATTTAAAATCAATTACAAAATTATGAAAAATCAAGTTACAAATTCTGAAAACACATTGACAAATGTAAAAGAGCTACCAAACCTTCACGGTGTTGAGGTTTCTCCAAGAGAATTATCGTCTGAATACTGGACACCTGAAAAAGAAGGTGAGTATCGTGTAGGTCTTGTTTTGGAAGTCAAAGAGGAAACTTACAAGAGCGAAGTAACAGGCGAACCAATCACACTTCCTTGCGTGATAATGTTATCACAAAACGAAGATTTAAGTTTCTCTACTATTCGCAATGGCTCAAAACGACTTGTTGCGACTATTGAAGATGCTATTGAATCTGGAGAGGTTGTTTACGGTCAAACGCCTGTAAAGATAACTTATACAGGGAAGCAAAAGAATAAAACAAATTCTTTCATCTCAGACAAATGGAGTGTTAAACCTTTAATTTTCTAATTCATGAATCTGGAAACATTAAAAGACAGTATGCCGAATTTACATTCGGCTGCTGTATCCGAAAAAGAGTTATTTGATAAATCGATTGATTTTACACGACCTCTTAAAGATTACCCTAAAGCGGAATTCATTGCCAATTTCATAAAATCAGGAGTTAAGCCACAACATGTTTATACTGAATCTTTAAATGTTGACGGTTTAGTTGTTCAGGATGCAATGGAAAAGTATTTGGACAATGATTCTTTGAGTTCTTCAATGCTTAAAGCGGCTTTAAAAACGCCTTTACATTTTGAATTTGCCAAAAGTGAAGATAAAGAAGAACTTGAAAAAATAAAGGGAACACCAGCTTGTTTCAATTTAGGTACTTTTTTACACCAAGCTATTTTGGAACCTACAAAATTCGAAAGGGTAATTATTGAACCTAATTATGCACTTAACTCAAACGAAGGTTGCGCCAAAATGATTGAGTATTGGGAAACTTTTTTTACTCAAAGAGGTTTCGGATACATCGGTGAAGAAGAAGTAAAGGCTGCTGATATTATAGATCATTGCCAAAATCAAGTTACTGAACTTTTGGAATTGAAATTGGATAAAATAGATGGCAAACGTGCCTATATCAAAGTTTTTGAAAGTTGTTCAGGTGTTGAAGCAGTTACACAAGAAAACTTTATAAAAATCCAAATCCTTAAGAAACATTATGAGGTTTACGGAGGTGGTATTCTAAAAAAACTATTGCATCATTCCAAACGTGAAATATCAATGTATCACACGGATTCAAATACTGGACTTGATTTAAAAATACGTCCCGATGCTATCCAGTTTGAGGAAAACATAGGAGTTAATGCAATCATATCAGTAAAAAGCTCAGGAATTGAAGATTTGAAAGCATTCTATTATCAAGCTGCAAAGCTGCATTATGACTTATCTGAAGGCATGTATCAAGAAGTTGCAACAAAAGCAACTGGACGTGACTTTAATACTACAATTATGGTAATGCTTCAAACGGTTGCTCCTTACGCAATAGCCATTTTGGTTTGGTCAGCTGAGGATATAGAAATGGGAAAACACAAGTTTCATTTTGCTTTAAATAACGCAAAAGAAATCATTGAAAAAGAATCAGTGAAAGGCTACGAGGTTTTTTCAGAAGAGGATAACTTGGGACTAATCCAGATGTTTTTACCGAGTTGGAACCAACAAGAATATTTACCCGTAAACATTTAAAAAAACAACAAAATATAACATGGAAACATTACAAATTGACAAAGCAAATGCTTTAAAAGCTCATGAAGAAGCAAGCACAAAAGGGAAATCATTACTTGAAAATCTATTTGGGAAAAAGGTATTTCTTAAAGATGTAAAAGACAGTATTAAAAATTTTGATGATGTTTTAGAAAATAATGGAATTTCTAGAGAAGATTTTGAAACATCATGTAAAAGATTGGAACCTGATGAAGTTGCTTATCGAATGGCAAAATTAGTTTGCATCACTTTCAATGAGGGATGGCTTCCAGATTGGACAAACTCAAATGAATACAAATATTATCCTTGGTTCAATATGAGTTCTTCTTCGGGCGTCGGTTTTTCGGACGTCGACTGCGGTTTTTGGCGTGCGAATTCGTGTGTCGGCTCGCGCCTTTGCTTTAAATCTGCTGATTTAGCAAAACACGTAGGAAAACTTTTTGAACAAGAAATTTACAAACCACTTTTTACAATTTAATTATGTACACAGATATTAAAACTTTTGAAGATGCTTGCAAAGTATTAGCTCTTAACCCTGAAAATTTAATTCCTGATTTCTCATTCTTTCCAGAATCAGACAAACAGGCAATGATTGACCATTCCAAATTAGTAATTATTGCAAAGGCTATAAATGGTGATTGGGTTCCAAACTGGAAAGATTATGATCAATACAAATATTATCCATGGTTCGAGATGGGTTCTTCTTCGGGCGTCGGTTTTTCGTACCGCGACTGCGTTATTTGGCGTACGGGTTCGTCTGTCGGCTCGCGCCTTTGCTTTGAGAGTAGAGAAAAAGCCAAATATGTAGGGAAGCAATTTGAATACCTATACAAAAGCTATTTTGTAAAAGAATAAATAAATAAGGTTGTGTGGTGTCGTTGCTGTAGTTCTTCTTCAGGCGTCAGTTTTTCGTACAACGACTACGATAATTGGAATACGAATTCGAATGTCAGCTCGCACCTGAGCTAAAAAATATTAAACATCACAGACCTTGCCCACATGGCAAAAAAACACAAATTAATAGGTTCGTTAGTAATGAAAGTGAAAATGAACCAATCAAAGCAAAGTATGAAAAGATTTAAAAATATTTATCAGCAGATCATTTCAATTGAAAATCTAACACTTGCAGAAAGTAAAGCACGCAAGGGAAAGTCTAAACAGTATGGAGTTAAAGTATTTGATAGGAATCCACAGAATAACCTTGTAGAGCTTAATAAAATGTTGTTTGAAAAGATTTATCAAACATCAGAATATACCACTTTCAAAGTGTATGAGCCAAAGGAAAGATTAGTTTTTAGACTTCCTTATTTCCCTGACCGGATAACGCATCATGCGATAATGAATGTTTTAGAACCAATTTTTACAAAGCTATTCACAGCTGATACATATAGTTGCATCAAAGGAAGAGGTATTCATGGAGCTGCTAAAAATTTGAAACTAGCATTGCGGGACCAGGAGAATACAAAATACTGTTTGAAATTAGATATTGTGAAGTTTTACCCAAATGTAGATCATGAAATACTAAAGCAATTATTAAGAAGAAAATTTAAAGACAATGATCTTCTTTGGTTACTTGATGAAATCATTGATAGTGCTGAAGGTTTACCGATTGGAAATTATCTAAGTCAATATTTTGCTAACTATTACCTAACGTATTTCGATCATTGGATAAAAGAAAATAAGGAGATTAAATATTACTTCAGGTATGCTGATGATATTGTAATTCTATCCAGTAATAAAACTCATTTACATGAAATTTTAGCAGAAATAAAAACCTATCTGAACGATAATTTAAAACTGGAAGTAAAAGGTAACTATCAAATATTTCCCGTTGAATCTCGTGGAATTGATTTTGTTGGATATGTGTTCTACCATACGCACACAATGCTCCGAAAATCAATTAAAAAAAGATTCGCAAAGGCAATATCAAAAACAAAGAATAAAGCCACTATAGCGGCTTATTATGGATGGGCCAAACATTGCAATTCAAAACACTTATTAAAAAAATTAATACCAAATGAACAATTTTAAAGATTTCGATATAAAACCAGAGATAACAAATTTTGTAGGTGAAAAAATCAAGATAAATAATTTGCTTGATAAAGAAATAATTGTAGTTGATTTCAGAGTGCTTCCATCAAACTATGAAGGAAAAGGAGATAGGCTTGATATTCAAATTGAATATCGTGATGAGCCAAGAGTGATTTTTACTGGAGGCAAGTATCTCAGACAAACCATAGAAAAAGTACCGAAAGATAAGTTTCCATTTAAAACAAAAATCAAAAAGAACGGTGAGTATTTGGAATTCACTTAAAAAGGAAATCAATGTCAAATACTTATAGAACAAGTTCCGGTGAAAAGTTCACCACGGCACAAGTGGAATCCAGAATGAGAATCGCTAAAGCTGCTGCACTCGAAAAGCAATTTAATGAATTTGATTACAACTTTTGCGAAGAGTGCGGACGTAATGCTTCAAACACAAGGTTAGATTGCTCACATGATATTTCAGTAAAGAAAGCTAAGGAAGAAGGTAAAACAGAACAATGTTGGAATGTTGGGAACATCACAATTCTTTGCAGGGATTGTCACCAAAATAAAGATAAACTTAATACGCAATTCACATGAAAAACTTTGAAATCACAAATAGCGCCATTAAGCAAGTAAAAGACAACAACAGGAGATATTATGAGAAGGTAATTTTATTTGCTCAGACATGGGTAAAAACACAGTTCAAAGGATTTACAAGCGAGCATTTAAAAGAGGCGTATTACTCTCATGGAAATTTAAAGCCTATTGAACCAAGAGTATTTGGAGCTGTTTTTAGAGAACTTTCAAAAGATGGATTGATTTTTAAAAATGGTTTTCAATTATCTAAAAATCCAAAATGCCATTCAAGGCCACAGCAAATTTGGATAAGCAAAGAATACCGATTAAAGCAGCAGAAAAACAGAAGTAACGAGCATCAAACATTGGAATTATTTAATAGTTAAAAACAAAATAACTAAAAATGGAAATAGTAAAAAAATTAGGAACAAAATTTAATGAAATAGTAATAAGAACTTCTGTACTTGAAGAAATGAAAGGCAACTATACTGCTGAAAGGCTTTTAAGGACGTGGGAAGAAGATTTTGTAGATGAAGATACTGGTAACGTAGTAACGATCCAGAGAAATGAAATTCTTTTTGATAGAGGTGTATTAATGGATAATGATGTGCTTTCACAAATCAACTTTTATCTCCAAAGTGGAGATATTAAAGATGTTTTAGCCAGTAACCAAAAAAGAACAGGCATTGCTGTTAAAAATTCAGCATCTGTTTATTGTGTTACTATTCTTCAAGGAACTAAAAAAAGAAATTATTATTTATATGCAAATTCAGTTGATTTAGCTCTAAATATAATTACTGACTTTCTTGAGCAAAAAATAGAAGGATCATTTTCTTTTACTTCTGTTAAAGAAATGGGATTTAGTAACTTAATTCCTTTAGAAGATGATGATTTAGACAAAGATTTCTATAAAATAGAAGTTGAGATTGCTTATGAAGAAGATGATCCGTTTAAGCAAGTTTATATTTTGCAAGCAAATGATGCTGAAGAAGCAAAAGAAATAATTATCAAGTTCATTTCATTAAAAATGAAAGAAGAAAAAAGAGAAAAGCCTTTTGAAACAACCATAGTTTCAGCTAGAACAGTTCCATGTAACAACATTATTGACTACCAATTTGCCAAAGAGTATTTCGATAATGATTAAAGACCTCAAATCATCGGTTTAATCCGAGTAATAGAAACAAAGTAATAATTTATGGCTAGACCTAAAAAAGAAAATGCGGAATACTTTTCTCATGATTCAAGTATGAGGAATGATCCTAAAATAAAAGCTTTAAGAAGAAGGTTTTCAATTGGTTATTCGGTTTACAATATGTTCCTGGAGTACTTGACTGATTGTAGTTTTTTTGAATTTGAAATGAATGATTTGCAATATGAGATTTTAGCTGGTGACTTTGACATTGAAACTGAAACTTTAATTCAGATTTTGGATTACTGTGTTAAAATAGGGTTGTTACAAAATCAAGGAAATGTCTTTTTTTCAAATGGATTAAAGAAAAGATTGCAATCAGTTTTAGATAAGAGAAACAACGCAAAAGATAAGTTTCTGAATAAGAAAATACTTGAAATAGCAAGTTTTCAATCTAAAACTGATGTTTCTGTCACAGAAACGACACAAAGTAAAGTAAAGGAAAGTAAAGTAAAGGAAAGTAAAGTTCTTTTAAGAAAAGAACCAAAAGCAGCGATTGTTGATGTTTTAAAAATAGAGTATCCATTTTTCACAGAAAACTTCAAAACACAATGGCAGTTATGGAAAGTCTATAAATCTAAAGAATTTAATTTCAAATACAAATCAATTCAAAGTGAGCAGGCTTCACTTACAGAATTGTCAAATCTTTCTAAAAAAAGCGAAAAAATAGCTATTGAAATTATAAACCAGTCTATGGCGAAAGGATGGAAAGGATTCTTTGAATTAAAAAATAATACTCAAAATGGAAAACAATTTAATAATTCAGCAGGAACAAATTCAAATACAGGGTACAAGCCTGCCACAGTTGATAGAGAAAAGCTTATTCAAGAGCTTACCGATGATGTTGCAAATGGAAATATCCCAGGTCAATATTAATAATACACCCGCAGAAACGAGATTAAATCTTGCAGATGATGTGATGAGGTTGCTTCAAGTTCGTGAAAGAAATGCTGATATGTCGAAAGATTGGCTGTTGTTTATTTCTACTTCAAATTTCAAAATTACAGCTGGAGAAATTTATTTGGCTTTTAAAATGGCTTTGAGTCGAGAGATTTTAGATTCAAATGGAAAAGAAATTGATTTGTTCCCAGAACTAAGTAACAATACAACCGGCAAAGTCATTTCGGCATATTTAAAATCTAAGAACGAAAGTTTAATATACCAGAATGCCAAAGACAAACTAAAGTTGTTGAAAATGCCATCAAATGAAGTTTCGGAAATTGAAAAGGAAAAAATACGAGAGTATTTTATCAAATCAATCTTTGATGAAATTACTTCAAATGGGTTCAGTGCTGATGCACATCATTTGTTTTTTGATTTAGAAAACTCTGGAAAGCTAAAAATTTCAGTTGAAGAAAAGAAAAAACTTTACGATGAACAACTTAAAATTTATGTTCCAGCACAAAGGGAAGATATAAAATTAAGAGGTTCATTTTCGGCAAAACATTTACTAAAAGACTTTGATAAAAGATTGAATTCTGGAAAGCCATTGATTTATGTAGTCAATAAATGCAGAAGCATAGCAGTTTCTAATTACTTGAAAAATCATTTGGAAGATTTCGAGGTATTCAAAAAAGCATTGGAATGAAAGCTAAAATACGCCACATCGTAAATCAAAAACATGAATCAAGCAATGGAAGTTGTGGTACCTACTTCACTGATTTTTTAAAGGAGTTACAAATTCCATTAATTGAGTTTGAACAAATCATTTCCGAGATGTACAATAATGATGAGGTTCAAATCAGAGAAGCGATAAATGGATTAATGGTAATGAAAAAAGTTTAATCATGAATGAGCATCCGGATCAGATAATAATTGCTAAAGCAATTTCAAAAGAAAATACCTATTTCATTTTCAGGAACAATTCAGAAGAGGTAACGCTTTCAATAAATGATACTGGAATGATTAAATCAAATCATAAACTTACCCATTCTGAAATCCAGTTTTTAAGAGAAGAGTATCCTTTATTCTTCAATAAATAATCAAATTAAAATAAACGAGCAATAATGATTGACATAAAAAAACAATTTAAACCAGAGTATATTGACTTCTTAGAAAGCAAAATACTTGAGGTTAAAAATACAGGATTTGAGTATTCTGACTTTCATAAAAATACTTTTCCACATCAAAGAGATGTTTGCCAATGGGCATTGTTTGGAGGTAGAAGAGCTATCTTTTGTTCTTTCGGATTAGGGAAGACAGTTATCCAGTTAGAAATTGCAAGAGCTGTTATAGAGAAAACAGGAAAACCGTTTCTTATTGGCTTACCACTTGGAGTATTGGGAGAATTCAGAGATGATGCAAAAACAATTTTAGGATTAGAAGTTGATTATGTTTTGGATCAGGAAGATGTTGAAAACGCTCAAAGCTTTTATGATAAACCACAAATATTTTTATCAAACTATGACAGGATCCGTGAAGGTAAATTTGATACTTCTTATTTTGGAGGAGTTTCATTTGATGAAGGAGATGCGATCAGGAATTTGGAAACAAAAACATCGGACTACATTATCAATGAAATGTCAAAGATTGAATACCGTTTTATTGCTACAGCAACTCCAGCCCCAAATGAATATACTGAAATTCTTAACTATGCGCAATTTTTAGGAATATGTGACAGAGGTCAAGCACTTACAAGATTCTTTCAACGTGATAGCGTTAATGCTGGAAACCTTACACTTTACAAACACAAAGAAAAAGAGTTTTGGTTGTGGGTTCGTAGCTGGGCAATTTTCATTGAGTATCCATCTGACTTAGGATATAGCGATGAAGGATATAGACTTCCTGAATTAAAAGTGCATTACCATCAAATAAATTTGAATGATCGTTCTATCAAAAGTGATAGAGATGGTAATTATAAAATGTTTACAGATGCTTCGAAAAGCTTATCAGAAGCTGCAAAAGAAAAAAGAGAAAGTTTATTTGCTAGAGCTGAAAAGTCAGTTGAGATTGCAATGCAGCATCCGGATAAGCATTTTATTTTTTGGCACGATTTAGAAGATGAGAGAAAAGCACTTGAGTTGTTGCTACCAAAAGAAAAAACAAAATCAGTGTTTGGAACTCAGAAGCAAGAAATCAAAGAGCAATATCTCAACGAATTCAAACATGGACAATATCAATATTTGGCAACCAAGCCATCAATTGCCGGAGCTGGGTGTAACTTTCAAAAGTTTTGTTCGGATGCTGTATTTACAGGTATAGGATATAAGTTCAAAGATTTCATTCAGGCAATTCACAGGATATTGAGATTTAGACAATTCAATGAAGTGAATATCCATTTAGTATTTACAGATGCCGAACTTGAAATACTTAAAAAGCTAGAGCGTAAATGGTCCGACCATAAAAAGATGATTGCTGAAATGACAGCATTAATGATAAAGTACGGGCTTGACCATAGAACTCAAATAGCAGAATTGAAAAGAGCAATAAACATTGAACGCCAAGAATGGAAAGGTAAAGACGTAGCACTTGTGAATGATGACAATGTGAATGATGTCAAAACCATTGCCGATAATTCTGTAAAGATGATACTTACTTCTATTCCTTTTGGAAATCAATATGAGTATTGCGAAAGCTACAGAGATTTTGGACACAATGATAATAATGAAAAATTCTTTGAACAGATGGATTATTTAACTCCTGAACTTTTGAGAGTTTTAGAACCAGGTAGAATATGTGCAATTCATGTTAAAAATAGAATTCAGTTCAGTTATCAGAATGGAGTTGGTTTCACGTCATTAATTGATTTTAGAGGATTGACAACTGAGCATTTCGTTAAACATGGTTTTTACTTATTGGGAGAGCATTACATACCAACTGATGTCGTTAGAGAAAACAATCAAACATATCGCCTTGGATGGACTGAGAACTGTAAGGATGGTACCAAGATGGGAGCAGGATCTCCAGAGTATCTTTTGATATTCCGAAAAGCTCCAACGGACATATCAAATGCTTATGCAGATGATAGAGTTGTGAAAAGTAAATCAGAATACACACGTGGCAGATGGCAGCTAGACGCTCATTCGCTTTGGAAAACTTCAAATAATAGATTTCTTTCTTCTGAGGAGCTAAGAACATTAAACCTTTCACAAATCGGTAAACGTTGGAAGGAGTATTGTCAAAACAATCCGTATGACTTTGAAAAGCATGTTGAGTTATGCGAAACGCTCGATAGTATTAAAAAGCTTCCATCATCATTTATGGCCGTAAGCCCATGGACACATACGCAAAACGATTTTGTTTGGGATGACATCAATCGAATGAACACTTTAAATACTCAACAAGCGTCAAAAAGAAAGATGCTGCATGTTTGTCCACTTCAGTTCGATATCGTTGATAGAGCAATTGACAGATACTCAAACGAAGGAGATTTAATTTATGATCCGTTTGCAGGGATTGGAACTGTTCCACTTCGAGCAATAAAAAAAGGACGTAAAGGAAGAGGTAGCGAGCTTAATGATTTGTATTGGAAAGATTCAGTCGAGTATTGCAAAGCAGAAGAATACAAACAATCAGTACCAACTTTATTTGATTTAGCGATATAATGGAAGATACTATAAAAATTTACTGGATAGATCTATTTTGTGGAGCTGGAGGAACTTCAACCGGCATTCATTTTTCGTCTAGCAATACGGAGGTTTTGGCATGTGTAAATCATGATGCAAATGCGATTAAGTCTCATTTTGAGAATCACCCAAAAGCGCATCATTTCACGGAGGATATAAGAGATTTTGCAGTTGTGATAAAACTTAAAAAGTTAGTTGATGAAATTAGAGAACGAGAACCATTTGCAATAATTTCTATTTGGGCATCGCTTGAATGTACTAACTTTTCAAAAGCCAAAGGAGGTCAACCACGAGACGCTGATAGCAGAACATTAGCTGAACACATGTTTATGTATCTGATGAAACTGAATCCTGATTACTTCTGGGTTGAAAATGTACGTGAGTTTTTATCTTGGGGACCATTAGACGAAAAAGGAAAACCGGTTTCGAGAACTGAAGGTAAAGATTATATAAAATGGGTTGATGATGTAAAAGCGTTTGGATATAGGTTCGATAAAAAGATATTGAATTCTGCAAATTATGGAGCCTATCAGTCACGTGAAAGATTGTTTCTTCAGTTTGCTAAATCTGAATTTCCTATATCATGGCCAGAACAAACCCACACGAAAGACAAAATAGATAGTCCTTTGTTTCCAATGAAAAAATGGAAGCCAGTTAGAGAGGTTTTGGATTTACAAGATGAGGGTATCAGTATTTTTGAGAGAAAGAAAGAGCTTTCAGATAATACCCTGAAAAGGATTTATGCTGGACTTATCAAGTTTGTTGCTAATGGAGAAGATGTATTTACCAAACGTTATAACGGAGGTAAAATAAATCCACATCAAAAAGTAAATTCTATTGAAAGACCTATGGGAACTATTTGCACAAATGGAACTCATGCTTTGGTAAAATCTGTTTTCCTTAAAAAGTATTACTCTGGAAGACCTGAAGGCAAAGTTATAGGAGTTGATGGACCATGTGGAACTATCACAACGGTTGGAGGTCAAGCAATCGTTACGGCTTCTCACCTGAATACTTATTATGGAAATGGTGGAATTCATTCTTTAGATAAACCATCGCCAACTGTAACAACAAAAGATAGAATTGCAAAAGTAGATGTGAATTTTATAGATCAGCAATATACCAGTTCTGAGCCTATCGGATTAGATCAACCTTGCAATACGTTGACAACAGTTCCAAAATTCGCTTTGGTAAATGCTAAGAACTTCATTTTCAATCCTGCTTGGGGTGGAAATAATGGAAGCATTGATAATCCATGTTGTACGGTTGTGGCCAGACAAGATAAAGCTCCTTTGTATATTGTAAGTACTGAGATTGGACTTTTGCAAATTCCAGTTTATGAAGGAGATTCTGAAACTATGATTTTGATAAAAAGGTTCATGGTTAATTATAGTATCGTTGACATCAAAATGCGAATGCTAAACATTCCGGAATTGAAACAAATTCAAGGTTTCCCAAAAGATTATAAACTCATAGGCACCCAAACTGAACAAAAGAAATTCATCGGTAACGCAGTTGAGGTTAACCAGGCTAAAGCATTAGTTCAAAACAATTATAATTCATTGATTAATCATTTCCAAAAAATAGCAGTATGACCTTGAGCAAAGAACACGAAACAGGATATAACCTCATTGAGTTGAGAATCCTTTTACAAAGGTCAATTGAAATCCTAGATGATTTGAACCTACAAAGAAATCCACTAGGGAACAAATCTTTGAGTACCCATTTGAAGGGACTGTATGCTCCATTAGAAAAACAAACTAAAAGGTATAGCGATATGCATTCTGTTTCTCCAGATGGAACTGATCACTTTTATGATGTGGTAAAGAACAATAATCAGTTTATTATGAAACACCATTTACTAGATAAAGCTTTGATTTGTGGGTTCTTGATGGCACATGAGCATAATCCAAAAGCAGTAGAAGGGATTATTAATAAAACATTGAAAAAATTGTAATATGACTTTGGAGGATTTACAGCAAGAAGTAAAAGACATTGTTAATGATACCATAGGATCAATATTTTCTTTGAACACCAACGGTAAAGAATGGACAATCAATATTACAAAAGGCGCTACGATATTCAAAGGTAGCTTAGAAGAAGTTTTGAGCTGCTACATTGAAGAAATAACTTCTTATAGAGAACCAAGAACAGATTTTAAACATGTGACATCGCATAAAAAATACATTTATTAGCTATGACAAATCTTTTATCAAATACAGCATTCGGGAAATACCTAGAGACAATTGAAATTTCAAATAGTTGTTACCGAATGCTTAGAAAGAATTACGATTCTTTGATGGCGCAGAAGATAGAGGCTTGTATGTTTGTTCCATGCAAACTTGTTAAAGGTGTTTTGGTTATTTTGGAAAAGCCTAAATGCGATTGCAACACAGAATATGATAGGGAAGGTTGTCCTGATAAATGCTGGGAATATCTTAATGCAAAAAACCGTGTTTTATTTGAAGGTTATGACGGAACATTTAAGCAATTGCAATGCCTAATTACATTAGGGATAACTGTTGAATATATGGTAAAATACAACTTAACACTAACCCAAACCACTTTAAAACGAATAGGATTATGAAAGCACTATCAATAAAACAGCCGTATGCAAGCTTAATCGCTCATGGCATTAAAGACATAGAGAACCGAACATGGCAAACTCATTTTAGAGGCAGGATATTTATTCATGCTTCGGCTAAAAAAGTAATTGTTGATTTTACAACTGGACAAACAGCTATGATTTATGGAACTGATTTATTTCCAGATACCGGACATAATTTTGCACATGAAAAATTCCCAACTTCCGCAATCATTGGAGAAGTTGACATCATTGATTGTGTTCAGGATCATCCGAGTATTTGGGCTGAAAAGCATAACGACATTATGGGAGAATTTATTCATAAACCTATTTGGAACTGGGTTCTGGCTAATGCGGTTCTGTATGAGAAACCAATCTTAAAGGTAAAAGGGAAATTATCGTTTTGGTTTCCTGATACTGATATTATGGAATGTATTGGGTGCTCGCAAAAATTTGATTCTGAATTTATGGAAGAAGATGATGCTAATGAAAAGTATTGTCAGGAATGTTGGGAGGTACTTTCTCCGATTATGAAACAAGAAGCTAAAGAAATTGAAGAATCAGAATTTTGTGAATGTCCTAATCCTACACAATCATTGTTTCCAGATGGAAAATATAGATGCATTAATGAAGAGTGCTTCAAAATATGGTTTCATTAAAAACCCAGTAAAACCAAAACCTCAGTTAACTTACCCCACTTGCTGTAGACAAAACAATTTTAAAAGCTATTCCTAACCGAATGGCTTTTTTTGTTTTAATTAAGTAATATATTATCTTACTTAATTGTTATATTTGTAAATCAAAACGTAATAAATCAAAACCAATAAATGATCTGTGAAAGCTTAAAAATAGAACAGGGAAAAGTATTTGTTTATAACAAATCAACAAAACTTTTCGAAGAAACTTCAAATGCTGAATTGATTGGAAGTTTAATTTTGGAAAAGGCTGAAAACTCAAATCCGGATTTGATAAAAAAAGAATTCATTATGTTTTTGCAGAAAAACAATTTAAACCCAACAATTGAAAGAATAACGATTTTTGAAAAAATACAAAATGAAACTTTTGAGTTTACGATTAAGAAAATCCATGATAAAGTTTTAAAAGAGCTGCATATATCACTTAGAACAGTAAACAATACTTTTCACTTATTGAAAGATGCAGGAATAATCAAGATATCAAACAAGAAGATTTCTTCAAGAGTAAATTATTTTGAATTGGCGGGTTAGAAGATAAGCTATGAAAGAATTTCAAGGAACAAAAGGAAAGTGGGAGGTAAAACATTCTGAATCAAAAGAAGCTTTTAATGTGGTAGGCTCTTCTCTTGGTGAACATTATAAAATAGCTAGAATACCTTATCTAGTTACTGATACACTTATTGAAGTGAATAATCGTGAAAAAAAAGAAGCAGAATTAAATGCAATATTAATTGCAGCAGCTCCAGAACTACTAAAAGAATTAAAGTTACAGTTTGATAAAATGGACAAAGGCAGTGATAGTTACTTAAGAGTCGGTAAGTTGTTAGATAGAATACTATAATAAAGTAATACTTCATTTAAAAATGAAAGAAGATACATTTGAAAAATATTGTTTAGTAATCGATGAATGGTTTGTAAACGGCTTTAATGGAACTAAAGCTTATCAATCTGTATATCCAAATGCAAGTGATGAAAGCTCTGATTCATCATTTAGAGAGATGGTCGGAATTAGTCGGATTGAAGCCTATATAAAAGAAAAAAAGGACAAAGCTCAAGTGATTCTTCATACTTCACATGAAAAGCTATTAGAAGAGCTTAAAAATTGGGCATACTCTGATATTACAGAAACTTTAATGTTATCTCCGGAAGACGTAAAAACACTACCAGCCGAAATAAGAAGATTGATAACTAAATTCAAAACAACTTCTAAAAGTTATATGGTAGGAGATGTTTTGAATACTGAAACAGTTGTAGAGCTTTGGTTTGTTTCAAAAGAGAAGGCTATGGAAATGATTCATAAGCATACTGGATTCTATGAAGAACACAATCATCAAAAAAGCAATAAAATGTCTAAACAAGAAAGACAACTAAGACTTGCAGCATTAAAAAAGAAATTAGTAAAATAATATGTCTTCACCGTGTGTAGCAAGTTGACCCAACCCTTATAAACACTACAAAGTTAAAAAATGGATTTAAGTGATTCAGAGATATTAGAACTAGAAGAATTGTTATACGAAGAAAAGATAGATCTGTTAAATGATGGGCTTACTCTTTTCAATGACAAAACTAGTCCAAACTATCAATTACTTTACAATTCCATTAACTCACAAGAATGGGCGTTTGATGAAAACGGAAAGCTTAAACTTATTAGCGGTTATGCTGGTGCCGTTTTAGAAGGCAGTTCCAGAAGTACAAAAACATGGTCTGGAATTGATGTTATATTTTGGCTTGCAACTGTTAAACACCAAAAAGAAGGTTGTACCATAAACATTTACCGTGAAACCTATAACGAATTTAAAACTACTCTTTACGAAGATTTCCAACGCAGATTAGATGATTTTGGATTAGACAATCCTTTTCGTAGAGCAAAAGAGGTAAAATCATTTAGGATTGGAAACTCAAAAGTTAACTTTCTTGGAGATGGTAAATTCGGTGGAGGTTGCGACTATGCTTTTTTCAATGAGGTAATGTTCATCAATGAAGAAGTATTCAAGCAAGTTAAAATGCGTTGTCGCTTGTTTTGGTGGATGGATTTCAATCCGTGCTTTACAGATCATTGGGTTTTCGATAGTGTTATACCTCGTGAAGATGTTGCCTACATTCGAACTACTTTTTTAAACAATCCTTTTATATCTCCAAACGAGTTAAATGAAATCTTAGGTTATGAACCTTGGGAAACGGGAAGTTACCAAGTAGAAAACGACAATGTGTACTACAAAGGCGAGGTTGTTTCAGAGACGAACCAACCACCTATTAACGTCAAGAATGTTGAGCGTGGTACATCAAGTGAGTTCGACTGGAAGGTTTACGGATTAGGATTACGTGGAGCGATGAAAGGCGTTATTTTTAATCAACTTACCTGGATAGATGAGTTTCCGGACATGGCTTTTACTTATGGAAATGACTTTGGATTTACAGCAGATCCAAATGCCTTTGGAAAATATGCTGAAGATGATAAAAACATTTACTTAGAACTTTTGATTTATCAACCTATTGAAACTCCAGAAGAATTAGCAGAAACTTATCAATCTTTAGGAGTTCCTAGAAATGCTATAGTCGCTTGTGATAGTTCAGATAAATACACTGGAGAAAATAAAGGAACAGTTGAAATGGTGAAAGGATTAAACGAAAAAGGGTATCGAAATGCTTTTAAAATAAAAAAAACAAATTCAGTGATGTATTGGATTTTATCAATGAAGAAAAAGAAGATTCACGTTGTAAAAAATCATCTTTGGAAGCAAGTAAAAACCGAAAGGGAAAACTATACTTTTAAATCGGTTAATGGTATCCTAATTAATCAACCAATTGATAAATACAATCACTTTTGGGATATGGCTAGATATGGACACATATCGCACAATAGCAAAAAGAAACAACCTACTACAGCACCTAGAAACTCTTAAAATAATTTCCATGTATATTGACGTAAAACACAAAATAGGTTCAGTAGTTTATTTACTAACTGATGAAGATCAATTGAAAAGAGTAGTAACAGCTATAATAGTTCGTTCTGGAGGTTATTTAGCATACGAGCTATCTTGTGGTATGGATCGTTCAGCACATACTGAAATAGAAATAAGTAAACAAAAAGTATATAATACGTAAGCTCTTATTTTCCACTAAACCGCCTCATTTTCCAAAACATAAAACATCATAAGAATTAATTTTACATAATTCATAATCTGTAATTATTCTTAAAAAAAATGGTGTTATCTAAAGAAGATATTTTCAAAATTTTAGAGGAAAACCCAAACAAGAAATCAATAGCTGAAGCTATCAGAAAGCACGCACTATTGAACATGCACGTTAATGGTGTTGGAGTGAAAGAACACTTATCTTCTTTGAAGGATTATGAAACAAAACTACAGACTGAAGTTGGTCAAAAAATAGTTGAAAGCAATAAAGGAATATTCAATTCTTTACTTCATCCAATAAATAAAGTCTTTTCTGCCAAAGGAGGTTCTAAAAGATATGATCTGCCAACTTACCTATCAGAGCAATTTAAAAATAAACTTTCGGACGTTGCTCATGGTGTTTCACTTAGAAAATGGCTAGAAAAGAAAGTTTTCAATAAATACATAACTGATCCTAATGGATTGATATTTATTGAAGTTTCAAACAATGAAGCAAAACCGACATTTAAAAGTATCACTTCGATTTACGACTACAAAACAGTAGGTCAAAAAGTCGAGTATGTAGTTTTCAATCCAATTAAAATTGATGATACTGATAAGCTTTATTATCGTGTTGTCGATGATTCTTTTGATTACTGGATTGAATCAAGCAAAAAAGGGGATAAATCTTCTTTCAATATTGATAAAGAAAAAACATTTCCGGTTCATTTCAAGAGTTGTCCGGCTTATATCGTTTCAGATATTTTTGACGATGTATGTGACATTAAAGCATCTTTTATTGATGCCACACTTGAAAAGGCGAATAGTTTTTTATATGATAATGCTGTAAATACGAAACATAAACTTTTGTTTGGATTTGCTAAGTATTGGGAGTATGGACGTGATTGTGTTCCGTGTGATGGCGATGGAGTTATTCTAAATAAAGATACCGATGTTCAAGAACAATGTTGGAGTTGTGGCGGTTCTGGACGTAGACCATTTGGAGATGTAACAGATAAGCTAATCTTAGACCTTCCAAAAGATAAAGATGATGTTGTTCTAAATAAATATTCTGGTTTCGATTCTCCAGACTTGGAGATTTGGAAGCAATACAAAGAAGACTTGAAAGATCACGAAAAGGACATCTTCAAAACTCTTTGGAATATCAATTTTATAACTGAACAAACAACCAAGACAGCAACTCAAACTGTAATGGAAGTTCAACCTATTAATGATAAGCTGCATTCGGTTTCTGATTGCTTTGAAAAATTGGAAGCATTTGTAACCGATAGTTTAGGCTTTTTCTACTATGAAAATGCTTATAAAGGTTCGTTTATCAACTATGGCCGTAGGTACTTAATTGAAAGTCCTGATGTAATTTGGGAAAAACTAACCAAGGCTAAAACAGACAAAATGCCTGCTGTTTTCTTGATGAACTTGACAAAGGAATATATCCAATCACTTTACGCTAATAACGATGTAGAATGTTCGATTTACCTTAAAATATTAGGAGTTGAACCTTTCTTATTTATGACAATTGAAGAAGTCATTGCATTAGGTGTTAGCGACGATGACAAGAAGTTAAAGATATATTTTCAAGATTGGTTTCAAACCAAAAGTGAAACTGAACTTTTATTAAATACAAGAGAATTATTACTAACCGACTTACGAAATTTTGTAAGTCAAAAAACTTTTAAAAATGAAACACCAATTGTACAATGAATTGAACGGTAAAGGCGAAGTTATACGTCAGGTTTCAATCACAGAAGAATTAGCCGAAACATTAAACGGTCAATCAGAATCTTCTGGACTTAGTTATGAATTAGCTGGAGAAAGCGCAAAAGACAAACCTGCTTCTATAAAAATTGGAGAATTGGAATTTGAAAAGAAAGAAGTAATTGAAGCGTTGCTATTAGTTGATGTAAAATTAACGGGTAACACAGGAATTGCAAAAACACAAGAAACCTATGATGCTTTGAGTGATGAAAATAAAGTAATCGTTCAAGAAGAATTGAACAAATAAAACCAATCCAAATGAAAAGAGAAGATTTCATTAAATCGTTAGCAGATGCGCTAAAAGTTGATGCCAAGATACTGGCAGAAGAATTGAACAAAGAAGATGACATTAAATTGGAGCTTCCAAAATTGAACGCTTTTACAGAGGCAGAACTTGCCACTAGAGATGCGAATATCAAAAAAGGAGGTTACGATGAAGGTGTAACAGTTGGTTTTGACAAATCAGCGAAAAAGTTAAAAGAAGTTGCTGGAGTAGAAGTAGAAGGTTTGGACATTTCTAAAATAGCAGAAGCGATTGTTTTAAAAACAAATACTGACGCTAAGACAGAACCAAACGCCAAAATCAAGGAATTGAGCGAATCACTTGCAAAACTTCAAACAACCGTTACAACGTTGGAAGGTGAAAAAGAAACGCTTAACAAAAGCTTTGAAGGCTATAAAACGGAAAGTCAATTGCTTTCTGAAATTCCAAAAAACAAAGCTGGACTTTCAAATAAAACTGTTTTAGCAGAAATGAGAGAAAGCGGTTATGATTTCACTAAAGATGGTGTTACCAAAAACGGGGAATTACTAAAAGACAATCTTCAAAACCCAGTTAAAAGACAAGAAGTGTTTGCTCAATTCCTAACTGAAAAGAATTGGATTGAAGTTGACAAAGATGGTCGTGGTGGTGGCGATGAAGGCGGTAAATCTTCAACGATTAAAACAATGGATGATTATCAAAATTACTGTAAAGATGCCAAAATTGATCCTTTGTCAGAAGACGGTAAAGCGGTATTGATTCAAGCAAGAAAAGAAAATAACTTTTAAAACTTAAAAAAGATGGCAAATTATATTACATCATTATTATTAGACTTTCAAACGAAAGCAGGAGGTGTGTTCAAGGATACCGAAATGAGAGAAAAACAATCGCAATTACTTTCGTTGTTTATGAAAAATCCAACGTCTGTAATTCCAGATTACGACAAATTGAAGACTTCAGATCAAAGAGCTGGAGCGGTTTACTTGTTGAAAAGAACAATGGAAACTTTAGGAACTAACAGGGCTGCATTGCACGCTGGTAATTTCGGAGATTCATTTAAAAAGGATTTGACTTGGAAAACATATTCAAGACCTTTCAAATTGTCTATGAAAGCCGGTGACAGAAATATCTTTGACAATCCAGAGCGTTTCAACAATGAAATGAAAAATGCAGTTTTAGATATTCACGCTGGTATTGATGCTGATATTGCAGCATTTTTGGCACTTCAAAAAACCCAACTGGCTAAATCTCCAGTAGGTAAAGCGACCTGGAACGGAACAACTTTTGTTTATGAGGTTGCAAATGCAGAAAAAGAATACTACTTCCAAGTATTGAAGTCAGCAATGAGTGCTAACGGACATCGTGGAGCTTTAGATTTAGTCTCTGATTCTATCCAAAAAATGGAAGCTGAAAGATTATTTACCAATGGAACTACCAACGCTAAAAATACAGCGTTCCAAGCAAGTAACTTGACAATATACGAAGATCACAATTTAGCAGATGTAGCTTACAAAGGATTGTCTTATGCAATTCCAGAGGGAGCAGTTGCAGCTTTACCGTGGATTCCAATGGCTAACCGTACAAATCAAGGAGATGAAAACGGAGCTACTGGATTGCTTACAAGTTTTGCAGATCCTTTGGGAACTGGTTTGACTTTCGCATTGAGTATGTACAAAAAAAGAGCAGATACAAACACAACAGGCGGAGAGTATCAAGATTTCATCACAGAATTTGAGGTGTCAATTGACATGGCTTACGTTACTGCTCCATTGTCTGGGACAAACGAATCAGCGATTGTTAAATTCGGTCAATTAGGAGCTTAATCCAAAATAAAGTATGAATCATTTAGAAGCATATAATAAAATCAAAAACCGTGTCGAGTGGGATAAATCACTCGACACGAGATTTGAGTTCATAACTTATAAAACTCCAGAAAGCGGACGTTTTTTGCAAGAAGAACATCCATCAGTAAGGATTGAAATAGTTTATGAAACGCTGTTTGATGTAGATATTTCAAACGCTGATTTTGAAAGCAAATTGGAATACATAAAGCAAAAAGCGATTTTACAAATGCTTCATGATGTTTTCAGCGATCAAAAAGACATTTTGGATTATTGGATTGATGGATATGTAGGGTTATTTGATTACGCTATCATTTTGAAAAACTCTAACAATGTAATGTTTGATGTGATGAATTCCACTCGAATTAATTTAACAGAAACTGTAACAGATGATAATCTTAAACGATGGTTTATTGATCTTAATGGATTGAAAGACTCGGTTAACGGAGTTTACACACAAAGTTTTTCAGACAGGTATCGCAGGGAAATAAATCGCATCAGAAAGGTTTTGTTTATCAGAAATAAATCTATGAAAGTAGTCACCGCAAGATGATAGTATTAAAAGTAAATCCCGTAGGAATAGATAAGAAAATACAAGGTATTCAGTCTTATCTACACGAAAATCTAACAGGGTATAATTTGGAGGTATTGGGACGTGCGGAATTGAAAGATAAAAAACCAATTGTATTCTACAAAAAAAACGACTACAAGGATGTTTTATTTATCAATCCATTGACTAACGGAAAAGTTTTTTTTGTTGATAATGAAACTACAAAAACAGAGGGTAAAAATCTAGTCACTGATGTAGATATTATCTTTTTGCTGGATGTTCAGAAAATTAAACCAAATGTTGTTCATCGACCAGATGAAGAAATTAGAATTGAAATTTTAGAGATTTTACACCGCTATTTGAAAAGAACTGAATTCGAAATAACTAAAGGAATCGAAGCTTTGAAAGGTTTTGAAACTAAGTTAAAAGATTTACAGCCTTATCATTTTGTAAAATACTCTTTTGAATTAAAATATAATAGTAACGAATGCTAAACTAAAAATTATGGCAGATTTAATTAATGAAGTTTGCGGAACAGATGCAGCTTCACAACCTAAGAATTTAGGAGGTAAAAAACAATGTATTGAGGGGGCTGTATTAACAGGATTCTTAGCAAAAAACGATTTTTCGTTTGATTCTGTTGCAGATGCAAAAGACCCAGTAAAAGTAAAAGCGGCTATTGCTGCAAAAAGCATTGTACCTCTTCCAGAATTTGAAACTGTGGAAGATGAGAATACAGAAGCTACAACCGTTGAGAAAAGAAGAAAAACAATTATTTCTAAACAAGGAGTTGCGGGTAGTAAATACGGTCTTGATGCTTCTATGTGTACTTATGCTGGTTTGAAAACTTATCAAGATTCAGATTACACAAGAATTTTTGAAATCACCGATGCAGATGATGAAGAGATGACTTGTGATATTGACGAAGCTGGAAAAGTGTTTGGTCGAAAATTGACAAGTACAATAGTAGGATTGAGAACCAGAACAAGTCTTGAAAATGATGCAAGCGTACCTTTGAGTTTAAAATTCTCAAAAGACACGTATAGCATTATCAAAACAGAAAACAAGTTTGCGGACTTGGAAGGTATTTTTGATATTGAGTTTGAAATCGTTGGAATCCCAACGGCAACGTCAATTAAATTCAAAGCTTTGTCCGGTTGTTCTGGAAGACTTATAAAATCTTTAGAAGATGGAGACTTTGTATTAAAAAATGCTGCTGGAGCAGTTCAATCGGTAACTCTTACGGCTCCAGATTCTAATGGTGTTTATGAGTTAGTGGGTACTGCATTCGCTAACGGATTCATTCTTTCAACTGCTGGAGTAGTTGCAAAAGAGGAAGCTAATTACGAAGCTCCGGTTGCTCTCACAATTAGCGGAATAGTATAATGAAATTCACTTATAAAGGGATTGTTTTCGCAAAGGATTATAACAAGTCCTTTGCGGAATTTGAAAAAGATTTTGGCTCAAATCATATTTTCAATGAAATTCCACACTTAGAAAGAGCAAAAGAGTTGAAGAAAGTTCACAATGACTTAATCAAGCACAATGGCAAATTTCTTGACAGTTCAGACAAAGGCGAAAAGCATAAAGCCGAACCAAGTAAGGAGTGAATTATTTAAGTTCATTCGATCAATTGAACAGGAATTAGTTGCATATAATGTAGCTACTTTGAATCAAGATAGCGAAGATGTTACAGGAAAACCAATTGGGTTTTATTCTCCAGCAACGGAGTTGATAACCAATGGTAGAAAAAAAACTGGAGAGCCTTTCGATTTAACTGAAACAGGCAAGTTTTTAGATGGAATTTTCGCTAAAGTTCAAAGCAACTCTATTCTTTTTGACACAACTGATCCAAAGAAAAAAGAGGTTTTGAAAAACTTACTTACAGATGATATTTTCGGACTTCAAGACAATGATTTAAAAATGGTGATTGACGAAAGACTTTCACCATTTCTTTTAAACTACTACAAAACAAAACTGATATGATCTTTAAATCATTAGATACTATTCCAGCAAAAATTTTCTATAAAATCATGGGTAATGGAGATGTCTCGCTGTTATCTGACGAATCAACTCCTATCAATGAGCTAGAGGTGATATGGGAAGAAATTCAAGCAGAAGATGAGGTTTTGAATTCAGAACAAAACAAAAGAATAAAAACTTATTCTAAAATAGAATCTCTTTTAGCAAAACTAGAAAGCATCAAGCACGCAGTATATTATTTAAAGATTAAAGATGATGTGGAATTGAGAGACTTACTTAAATCTCACGGTTACAAATACGAAACCAAAGAAGATTTGGACCGTATTTTATTGCAAAGCGATGGTATTAATGACACCATCGATAAATTAAGATTGAAGCTGCCAAAAGAGAACCAAAACAAAAAAAACATTCCATTTGATGAAATGGTTTTATCTGCGGGTGTAATTGCTGGAGTTGGCTATATCGATACCAATACAATTACAAAAACACAACTAGACGGTATCTTAAAAATTACAGAATCTAAAATAAAAGCAAGTGGCAAAGGGAAATAAAATAATCGAAAATGACATTATTGAAAATGAGGTTTATCAAATTGGTCAAAAATTTGGTAAGTCGCTTGATCCTGCCAATAAAGCAATTGAACAATTTGAAAAGAATTGGATTACTTCAATTGAACAAATAAAAAGAGCTTCGTTAGATTATACTAAAATTTCAAAGGAGTTTTCTAAGGTTGGAAATTCAAAAGAGTTTTTAGCAACAAAAAAACAAGAAGAGCAGGTTTCTTTATTAGCAGCTAAAGCTTATGCAGCAGAAAATCAGGCTTTAATTAATCTGCAAAAAGTAGAAACTGAAAAATCAAGAACAGAAAAAGAGAATCTTATTATTGCGAATAAGAAACTTGATTTAGACAGAAAACAAGAAGCTGAAACTAAGAAGAAAATAACTCTAACAGCTCAAGAGAAATATGAAATTCAGCAATTAAATAAAGGAGCTAGAGAGGCTGCTTTACTTTCTTCTGCATTATCTACAGAATACGAAAAACAATCCCTTAGATTAACTCTATTAAGGGCAAAGTATAAAGACGTTGCCCTAATACAAGGCGTTTCAAGCAAAGAAGCTAAAACGCTGGCTTCTGAAATTACAAAGTTAGATACTAAATTAAAAGAAGTAGATGCTAACGCTGGGCAATTTCAGAGAAACGTAGGGAATTACGGAAGCGCAATGAAATCTGCTGGAGCGGCTGCACGTTCGATGGCATCAGCTATGGGAGTTGTTGGTGGAGCTGTTTTATTTGCCACTGTTGTTAAAGATGCTTTTAATCGAGTTCGTGAGTTCGATAAATCAATGCAGAATTTAGCAGGTGTATTGAGAACTACTAGAAGCGAATTAGCTCCGTTGGAAACAAGAATTATAAGCGTTGCAGGAGCTTCTATTAAAACTTCAAGAGAAATTGCAGAGTTAGCTGAAACGCTCGCAACTTTAGGAAAGTCTCCAGAGCAAATAGAAAAGCTTTTAAAGCCAGTAGATGATCTATCGATAGGGCTTAATACAACTGGAGCAGAAGCAGGGGAGTTTTTAATCCAAATGCTAAATGCTTTTGGAGCTAGTGATGATGAAGCAGGTAAATATGCTGATACTATTGCTTCTATTGCCAACTCTACATCTTTAGACTTTATAAAGATGCGGGATTCATTTCAGTATATAGCTCCAATTTCAAGATTACTAAACAAAGATTTGGCTTATACCGGTGCCGTTGTCGGAATATTAGCGGATAACGGATTGAAAGCAGAAAGTTCAGGAAGGTTATTAGCTACTGGAATTCAAAAACTATCTAAGAGTGGACTGACCTTAAATGATGCTTTAAATCAAATTAATGAGGCTCAATCAAAAGGAATAAAAGAAACGGAATTATTAAAAATAGCTAATGGATTACTAGGAGCCGAAGGTGCTAAAGTAGGTATTATTTTAGCTGCTAACACGGGTATAATCGAAAAAAACGCACAAGCTATTAGAGATAATGGAGGCGCATTGGAGGATTTGGTGACTCAACAATTAGAATCTGTTGATGCTAAAATAAAGACATTAGATTCTACTTACGAAGAATTAATTTTAAGTATAGAAAACGGTAAAGGTACATTGTCTAGTGCTTTTGTAGTTTTTTTAGATATAATAACACAAAGTCTAAAAAAACTTATTGAGTTCAATTCTACATACGAAGATTTAAGAGCTAAACAAGCTGGCATCTCTTTTTCGGCTGATAGTAAAATTTATGAAGGATTAGATCCTGAAAGAAAAAAGGCAATTGCAGAACAAAATAAACTAGCAGCGCAATGGGAAATAAGCAGTTTGAATGATGAGCTTAAAAAAGCATCCGCAGATATTAAAAAATACGATAAGATTTCTTTTGGGAATTTATTTAACACTTCAAAACTTAAAGAAGCTCGTAAAAGTATGGATTCTATAAATTTAGCTTTGGGAGTTGAAAAAGGAAGAGTTCAGGCAGCTGATGCGGCTCTTAGTTCGCTTAACAAAACTACAGAAAATACAGTAAAAACAAACAATACAGTTACAGAAGAAACTAAAGAACAAGCAAAAGCCAGAGAAAAAGCCAATAAAGAAAGAGAAAAAGACGAAAAAGCACTTAAAGACCGATTAAAACAATTAGCTGAGGATGCTTATAATTACCAAAAATCATTAATTGAAAGAGAAATAAACGACAATAAAGATATTCTTGATGATGAAAAAAGCACGCTTTTAGAAAAACAAATCGCCAACATCAATTATACTAATGCAAAAATAAGTTTACTTGATTTAACAAAGGCTAAAGAAATAAAAGACAATAGCGTAATTGTTAATGGAAAAGAACAAAACGTTGATAAATTAAAAACTATTGATGAGAAATATAGTCAAGATTTATATGCAATTCAAAAAATAAGACAGGCTAATGGATTAGAGCTTCTTAAAGAGCAATTTGAAGCCGAATTGAAACTGGTGAAAGATGCTGAACAAAAAAAACAAGATGCCGAAAACCAAGAAATAAAAGGCGCTCAAGATACTTTAAGTAGTTCGGCTAGAACTCCAAAAGACATTGAAGCTTACGAAAAAGCAGTATATGAAATTAAAAAGAAATATGCTTTATTAAGAATTCAAGTTCAAATAGATGAGATTAAGGCACTTCAAGCAGATAAAACGCATAGTGTAGAACAACAAGCTGAACTAGCAAAACAATTATCTGTTTTAGAAATTGCTTACTCCAATGTTTCTACTGATCAGATTATCGAAGACAGCAAAAAAGAGTTTGAGGAGCAAAAAAAGAATATTGAAGCTTTAGAAGAAATAAGAAAAAAAGCTTTTCAAGGTTTAATTGATGGATTAGCAGGAGCTTTAGATATTGATTCTTCTGGATTAAATGATTTCTTTAATGTTTTTGAGGGAGGTATAAAAAAACTAACTGATGGCTTAGATGAAACCGGAATAACCACAGCCGATATTTTACAAGGAATAGGAGCAGCCGCACAAGTTACAAGTGATATTATAGGCGCTGTTCATCAAGCCAATATTGAAGAGTTAGAAAGACAAAAAGAAGCTTCTAACGAATATTACGATAATGCTTTTGAACGAGCTGAAGGAGACAAAATACAGCAAGATTTAATTCGTGAAGAACAAAAATTAAAAGAAGATGAATTAAATAAAAAAATTGCCAAAGAAAAAACGAAAGCAGCTAAAGCAGAAAAAGCTGCAGCTATCGTTCAAGCTGGAATTAACACAGCATTAGCAGTTACGGCAGCACTTGCAACAGTTCCGTTTTTACCGCTTGGGCTAGCTATGTCAATTGTTGCAGGAGCTATGGGATTGGCTCAAATTGGTATAATTGCTTCAAAACCTATTCCTAAATTCAAGGATGGACATTTATCTGGAACGCATGAAGGATTGGCGTTGACTAATGACGGTGGACGTGATGAGGTTTGGGAGCGTGACGGAAAAGCACAAGTGATTAAAGGGCGAAATGTTCCAATTATGATGAAGAAAAAAGATAAGATTTACAAGTCAGTTGATGATTATAAAAAGCTAATGCGAGCTTCTATTTTGGCTAGTGTAGATATCGACAATAATAAACTGAAATCTTTTCAAGCGGAACAAGCTTTTTTAAATGCTTCCAATAAAATTGATGAAAAAGCAATTGAAGAAGCTATATCAAATGGTTTCAGAAAACAAAGAGTGAACTTTCACACAACGAATAATAATAAAGTGGATTTGAATTATCCACTTTGGAGGATTAGAAACTTAGACAGAAACTGATTATGGCACTACCTAACGGATCTTATTTTGACAACATTAGGCACACATTATATTCTGTGCATAAACCGCCATTGGTAATTACAGATCCTATTGGTTATGAAAATTCAAATGAAGAATTTACTCGCACTATTAAAAATATAGGAGTAGTTGCAAACTTTTCAAGTGATTTAAAGTTTGTAAATGATGGATTAGATTATATTGAAGATATAATTTTTAACTATGGAGTAAATGAAACAATTACCATAAAGAAAGAAGGGAAAGATCCAAATACTGATGAGTGGATTGAACTTTACTTTGGAACTTTAGATATCATGGTTTACGAAAATGAAGATGGTGTTTTGTCAATAAGAATTAACTCTGGAGGCATTGATAAAATTTTTAAATCAAGGGAAAGCGAAAGCATAGAAATTGAAAGTATCAAAACATTGGACGAAATTGCAATACCAGAATTAGTTACTAAAAAAATTACAAATGAAGGTAGAGAGATATTTTTAAAAACAATTTATAACGTTTTAAAAACAGACAATAACGCTTATTTATACAATCAAACCAATGGACAAACTAGAGGATGTACGGTCAATGTTCCTTTAAATATTTTTTCTAAGTCACATGACAATGCACAATCTCCATATCCAAATACAACAATAGGTGATAATTCACACGATAGAAGCGCTCAAGGCACTAACGAACTTATGTTTTTTGCTAATTCTAATACACAAAGGAATTTAGAAATCAATTTAGATATTTCTTTCAAAGTGAATGTGATAAATTATGATGATGTCCATTGGTCAAAATATTGGTTAAGAATTGCTATATATAAAGATGGAGCATCGTATAATTATAGTAGACCAATTGATATTTGGTACACAGATAATATAAGATCCTTTAATGGTAATATCATAACTAAACAATTAAATTATGTTTTAGATTTAAAACAAGGCGAAAGTGCTTCTTTACAGTTTTGTCAATTGATGGATGGGAAAAACGGACATAGCGCACACTTAGAGGTTAAGTTTGAAGATATAGTTATAAATGAGCCTAAAATGACTATATCAGAAAGCAGCTCTTCTCCAGGTACTGAAACAAAAATGCTTTTAATGCACGAATTAGGTGAAAGACTTTCATTATTGATAACTGGCAAAAGTGGTATTTTTAAATCAAATGTTTTAGGAAGAAAAGAATTAGGATATAGAAAAGATGGAGACTGGGCTTATATATCCACTTATTGTGGACATTGGTTAAGAGGTTTTGACAGGCATCCATTACCGCAACCAGCCACGGAAACAACTCCGGAAATAGTAAATAAATACAAAGCTTATACAACATCATTTAAAGACTATTCCGAAACCTTGAAAGCAATTTTTAATATTCATATAGGTTTTCAGACAATTAACGGAATTGAGCAAGTTGTTGCTGAGAAGTTCAGTTATTTTTTTAATCAAAATATAGTTTTGGTACTGCCATTTCCATTAACAAAAGCAAAAAGATACACAGCTGAAGATTTTATATATTCTAGTGTTGAAGCTGGATATGAAAAGGGAGGTACTGTTGAAGATATTCAAGGATTAGATGAACCAAATGGAAAGTCAAATTGGGTATCGAATATTACTGCATTGAAAAATCCATACACAGCAATTTCAAAATACATAGCTGGAGTTTATGCTGAAGAAAAACAAAGGCAGTATCAAAAAAAGGACTATCCAACTTTAGACAGAGATTTAGACAAAGATATTTTTATAAAAGATTGCAAGCTTTCATTAGGATCAATAAAAGAAAGAACTTGGAAAGATGATTTAGCTGTACCGCCAACAGGTATTTTTAGCCCTAATACTGCTAAAAATTTAAGACTATCTCCAGCTAATAATTTAAGGAGACATGGAGTAATGTTGTCTGCTCCTTTAAAACAGTATCAAAATAAATATTTAGCTTTTGGAAGCTCAACATCAAACAGCGGAATGGTAACGCAACCCACCGACATAGCAAGTCAAGTAGGTGAGAATGGAAGTGTTTTAAATTCAAATTTAGGAAATAGAATATTTGAGCCTTTTTATATTGAAGGAGAGCATATTATAAATACTGAAATATCCAGACTTTTAAGAGGACATTCAAGATTTAACGGAATTGATATACCTAATTTTTATTGCAAAGTTCAATTCACTATGAATGATGATCCTAAAATAAGATACGGGTGGATTATGAGCGTTAAGCCAGATGGAGCAGGTAAATGGAAAATTATAGAAGCATCAAATTAATTAAATTATGTTAAACGAAATCAAACCTTACTTTTTTTATTCGCCAATCAATTCAATTCGCATGGCTGAAGTTGTTGAATGGGGAATTTATAAGCCTAAAACAGTTGGAAATACTTTAAGTTTTCAAGAAAACGGAATTAATAAAAAAGATTTTTTCCAACTCTACCAATTTAACGATGCAGTTAGAAATCAATTCAAGTCTAGTTTTTCAAATCACGAAATAACTATAACCGGATGTGATGGTAGTAATGTAAATGTGCTGCCAAAACAACGCACGGACAATTTAAATATTTTAGATTACAGAACGGCAAAAAAAATAAGCGTTGATGGTTTTCTGGCTGTTTATTTTGGTGTTGGAAGTATCTTGGAATATGGAACTAATGCTTTCATTGAATCTTATAATTTGTATCAATTTTTACCTGATTGGATAACACCAAGTAAAAATATAGAAGTTGATGGTTTTGGAGAAGTTTCAATTGATAAAATAATTTGGTTAGAAGATCAAGCTATTTATGCCGTTCAGACATTCACAAGTTATTCAAACCTAATAGAAACAACGACAAAAGTAAAATCTGTTTACAATAAATTTGACTATGATATTTTTGAATTTGATATTGATTTTTCATTGTTTCCAAAAGGAAAGTATCAGATAAAAATAAAAGCAACTGATGCTATTTTTCAAGAAGTAAACTATTGCAGCGAAAGGATTTCGTTAAAAGAAGTTCATGAAAATACACATCATGTTATTTATGAGAATGATAAAAACAATCAAATAAATTACGGTTGGGGAATTCAACACATGATGAGGTTGGAATGTGAAACCGAATTAAAGTATTCTCCTGAAGGTGAAAATGAAGTTCATAAAACAGACAATGACACTATTTTATTAAATGCTACAAATTTCGAAAGCTACGAAATGGAATTAAGCCCATTGCCAACAGCGATGGCCATAAAGTCAACAAGTGCATTTTCATTAAGTAGTTTGTTTGTTGACACTAGATCTTATGTTGCTGAATCTAAACCAACGATTGAAAAATTATTAAATTCTAATCTTTACGACTTTAAAGTAAAAATAATTCTATCTAATAAACCATACCTTGATAGAAGTAACAATTTTAGAAGTTTGTTAAATCAACATCCATTAGAAGATGTTGATGGTTTAATTATTGGAAATGACAATAATTTAAGTTTTATTATTCCTTAGTTTTTAAAAATCAAAAAACCCGATAATTAATTTTATCGGGTTTTGCTTAGTAATGTGGTATTTATTTTTGAAACAGGAATAGATTTTATCAATTCTTTTTGAAACTCTAACTGTCTTATCTTAATTGCTGAATCTATATAATTTTCAATATTTAATTCAGACAAAATATTTTTTTGTTGATTAAATAAATTTTGAACTTTATTAACTTTTTCTTGAATATCCATCAATTTTTATCTTTTAATTCAAAAATCTTCTTTTTTGTAGCATCATCAATAATAGAAATATTACGGTGTTCATGGTGATGATGGTGATGGTGAACTGATTTATCTATAAAGGTATTTTTACCTTCCTTATCAGGAAACAATAATTCTCCAATGGATTTACCTACAAGCCATCCACCACCTACTAAAACAACAAAAAGAAAGAGTATAAATCCCATATAACAAAAATAGTCATTTTCCACTAAACAAAGGTATTTTCCAAAACAATAGTTTTCATAAGAATTAATTTTATAAAAATTTTAATTATGCCAACTATAGAGGAAAGACTTGGAGTTATAGAAGGGTTTATTTTACTCTCTAAAAAAGGTGAAAACCTTGATAATCTACCTTTAACGGCAACAGGAAATCATGTTTTAGTTTTTAATCCCGTGACAAAAAGGATTGAAAAAATCCCCAATAAATTAGAATCTTTTTTAAAAATAGGCACTTTCGAAGGAGATGCTGATGACATCATTGATAGGATTAACCAAATAGACAATCCAGCTGCTGACATAGATTTAAAAGGAACTACAGATAACGGAAATCAAACCGACAATCCAATAGAGATAGTTGATGATGATGGTTATTTTTCTGTAGAAAATACTTCCAGAAGTAAAGGAATAAAAGTTTTTCAAGATTTATTTAATTTCTTCTCTGGCACATCTACACTCGGTTTAAAATTCCCAACACTAACAAGAAATTCCCAACAAACTTTTCAAGATAAGTCTGGAACTATTGCGCTGCTCGAAGATTTAGAAGATAGTTTAGCACCAGCTAACATTTTCAAATTCGTTCAAAAGGGATTGAATAATTCAGACTTAGAAAATTATGAAATAGGAGATGTTTTTTGCGGTTGGTCAAATGACGGAACTCAACGATTTGCAGAAGCAAAATGGTTGGGAGGTTCATTATTTGATTCAGATAATTTCCTTCCATTATTACCAATATTAATTGATTAATTATAATTAAATACCATGAAAAAAATAACATTATTGCTATTGCTTTTAGTTTCGACCATTTCTTTTGGTCAAACAATTTTACCAAATAAGATAAGAGTATTAGGAGCTACTAAAAACAATGATGCTACACGTAAGGTAGTACAAGACTCTATTACTAAGGAATACCACTGGAAACTGGACAAAAACGGAACGGTTACAAGTATTACCGGAACCGATGGCGTAACTGTAGCTAATGGAACAACCGCACCGGTTATAGGGATTAGCTCTATTTCGCAATTAAAGGTGGCTGGATTGGTCACTGATTTAGCGGGAAAAGTCGATAAAGTAACTGGGAAAAGCTTGCTTTCCGATGCTGAGATCACACGCCTTACTACATTGGCAAACTATACACATCCAGCAAATCACCCGCCAAGTATCATTACTCAGGATGCGAGCAATAGATTTGTAACAGATGCCGAAAAAGCCACTTGGAACGGGAAACAATCAGCGCTGGGATATACCGCTGAAAACTCAGCAAATAAAAACCTCGCTAATGGCTACGCAGGACTGGGAAGTAATGGTAAACTTATTTCCTCACAACTGCCAGATATCACTATATCAGACACATTTATAACCTCTTCACAAGCTGCAATGCTAGCTGTTATTGCCGAAACAGGTGACGTGGCGGTTAGGACTGATTTAAATAAAACTTTTATTTTAAAAGGAACTAATCCAGCCGTTCTATCTGATTGGCAAGAATTACTTACTCCGACCAGTGCAGTGACCACTGTTTTTGGGCGCAATGGAGCGGTTACTGCTCAAACGGGCGACTACAATGCTGACCAGATAACAGAAACAACTAGAAAGTTTCAAACAGCCAATCAAAACACGTTTAACGACGTTACAAGCAGCACGCAAACACAATTGAATGGTAAGTTATCTTCATCCGGAACAGCTGCAAACGCTACATTATGGAGAGGTTTAGCTTATAATAATGCCACTCCTACTTCTTCTCCGTTATATTTTATGGGTAGTGCTGATGGTGGAACTTATGGGTATACTTCTATTGCAGAAGCAAAAACAACACTAGGTTTTAATCCAGATGTATTGGCAGTTGATAATACGATAGTTCGTAGAAGTAATGATGGAACCTCTATGGTGTATGCTGGTTATTTTAATATGACTAAAGCATTTCTGGATGCAACTCTAATAAGTGACTTTGTAACTACTGATGGTAATGGAGTACTTAGAAAAAATAGCGCAAGCGCGGTTAAAACTTTTCTAGGCTTAGGTTCTAATGCTTATACTTCTACTGCTTATTTGCCTTTGACAGGTGGAACATTAAGTGGGAGTTTACAAGTTAATAATGGCCATATTCAAATTTTAAATGCAGGAATAGCCACAAGTTTAATATCTCCAACTAGCTCAATTAATGGTGGTAGTTCTTTAGACCTTAATGCTTATGTATATGGTAATAACCCTTATGGGATTTGGACAAATGGTGTTAAAAGAGTTACAGTTGGCGGGGATGGTAATACAGTATTCAGTGGTAGCATAATTTCAAACATACTAAATTCAGGACTTATAGGTGCGGTTGGTGCTGGTACGGCTTACAGATTATATAGTCAGGGAGGGGTTTCTTATGGAATAGGGACTAGCACTAATGGAGGTATAGAATATATGGCTAATCAAGCAGCTGCTGCAGATTCTCATAAATTTTATGGAGGAGTTGATAACGCTTCTCCAAAACTATTGCTTACAATTGCTGGCACTGGAAATTTATCAGCCTTAGGTAGTGTAACGGCCACCGCCTTTTATCAATCCTCAGACCGCAGACTAAAAAAAATCCTAAAACGAGATGGTGAAGTAGCTTATTTCAAATGGAAAGATAATAGAGACACAAAAACTCATATTGGTTACATAGCACAAGAGGTTAAAAAAGAATTTCCTGATCAAGTTCAAAAGGATGAAAAAGGAATGTTGTCAGTAAACTATATAGAAGTTTTGGTAGCAAAAATCCAAGATTTAGAAAAAAGAATTAAACAATTAGAGAAAAGATGATAAAGTACCTAATACTATTATTCACCGTATTATCATTTGGGCAGGCTTCAAACCAAATGGTTTCTTATACACAGGCGCAATCCTTGGGTTTTGCTTTAAACAGCGGACAATCCCATGTCACGTCTACCCAATGTATGACTAAAACAGAGGCACTCGCTAAATACAATCTTAATGCCTCTTCTATGAGTGCGTATGCCAGCAATCAATTAGTGCCAAAAAGTGCGTGGGTGAGTGCGGTGGTGTATTATACGTATACATTGAATTTAGGTTTTGGCGAAGGAGTTTCGGCTACTTGTTCTGATAATTCAGGAGCCGTACAAACGGTTTACAGCAGTCAAAGTGGCATCACCATGCCCATGACGTTTTACTCAAATACTGCCTTGACCACGACCTTTCCAGCTGGAGGATATACGTATTATTTTCCGTCAGGAAATGAATTATTGACTATTAATAATTCTGGAAGCTTGACCTCCTTAGCTGGTTGTGCAGCAGCGGACACTGCTGCGCCAAGTACACCGTCAAATTTAAGCCCGTCTTTGATCTCTCCTACAAATGTATATCTGGACTGGTTTGCTTCTACAGATAATGTAGGGGTTACGGGTTATGAAATTCACAGAAGCACCGTAAGCAGCACCAGCGGATTTATTTTTATAAACACTTCATTAACAAATACTTATTCGGACTTGTCTGTCGTGCCTAATACTACCTATTGGTACAAAGTAAGAGCTTATGATGCAGCTGGTAATTTGTCAGGATTTTCAAATATTGTGAGCCAGTATACTTTTCAATAATATAATAATTACTAAAAAATAAAACGATGTCACAATTTTTAACTCAACTCTTAGGTACTACAGATTTACCCACTTATGCCGCTTGGTTCGTTTTGGCTTTTATTGGCGCCGCTACAGCTATTTTGATACGTGCAAAAGTAAAATATAAGTCAAGCGAAGAAACTCCGGATAAATGGCGTTGGGGCTTCTTGATACAAGACAACTTAATCAATTTATTAGTTGGGTTTTTAATCACTTTTATTTTTTTAAGGTTTTCAAATGAAACACTAAAAATGGAGCCTACCGCTTTTGGTGCCTTGATAATTGGTGCTACTAATAACGAACTTGCTTTGCTATTTATGAAATTTAGTATGAAGGCTAGGAAGTAAATTTATTTATTAAATAAAAGATATGGAAACCATAGAAAACGAACAAAAGTTAAAATTATCTACTTCAAATATTATAGCCTTGGTGGCTGTTTTACTTACTGTTATCGGAGGCTATATTAACATCAAGTCGACTCAAACAGAATATAATCAAAGAATCACCACGCTAGAAAAAGCAGACGAAGACAAAAAGGCTGGTTTTACTAAAGTCGATTTTAAGTTGGATAAAATTTCAGAAAGTTTAAACCAATTAAAAGTAGATATGGCTGGTCAAAGAGCTTTAGAAGCAGGAAAAATACATAATATTAAATGAAAAAAATAACATTAAAAGAAATCCAAACTCTGTCAAAGGAGTTTGGAATTCCTACTTCTAGAATACAAGCCATAAAAGAAGTAGAAAGCGGAGGAATTGGTTTTGATTCTAAAACTGGTAAAATAATTATTCAGTTTGAGCCTGTTTGGTTTAAGAGGCAATCCCCTTATTCTCCATCTGGAAAATGGTCTGTAAACGGTGTAGAAAGACAAGAACTGGAATGGAAAGCGTTTAACGATGCTTTTGAAAAAGATCCGAATGCAGCTATGGAAGCAACCTCAATTGGTCTTATGCAAGTCATGGGATTTCATTGGAAGCTACTCGGATTTAAATCCGTTGGCGAAATGTGGGATTATGCCAAAGAATCAGAATATAATCAGTTAAGATTGTCTTTATTATTTATAAAGTCTAATAAAAAAATGTTCAAAGCTTTAATTGCTGGAAATTGGAAAGTAGTGGCATATTATTACAACGGTGCGCATTACTGGAAATTGAAATACGATGTCAAACTGGCTAATGCCGAAAAATTATATTTATGAAAAATCAAAAAGTAAATCATGTTTTATTGTGGGTTTTCGCAATAGTTGTGGGACTGGCCATGAATTCCTGTGGTGCCAGAAAATCGGAGAAATCCAGAAGTTCCAAAGCTTTGAAAACGGAAAACTCCAATACTTCCAATATCAAAAAAAATGAAGAAGCGACGGTTAAAGTTGTCGAAAAAACGGCTGTAGATGACAAGAATAAAACCAAGACAAAGGAAACGTCGTACAAGCCAGTAGACCCCACCAGAGAAGCGAGTGTCACCACGCCCGACGGTAAAAAACACAAGCTAAACAATGCTGAAATCCTGATAAAGGAAACTGAGCAGGAAAACAATACTAAAACCGATAATTCCAGAAATTCCGAAGAATTCCGTAAATCGGAATTATCGGAATTATCGGAATCCGAGACAAAAACCAATTCAAAAAAAGCCAATGAAGAAATAAAAGTAGAACGGGAGGAGTACAGTATTTGGAACTGGCTTTGGTTATTGATCCCTTTTGGAATCATAGTACTGGTTTGGAGAAACAAAACAAAAATAGCGAGTTGGATCGCTGGAATTTGGTGGGTATAGTTTAGAATAAAAACATAGAGGTATCCGAAAATCTAGAGAGTAGGAAAATATTAAATAAAAAAATATGTTACAAGTAAGAGCAAAATTCGTTTGTAATGGGGTTCAAGACAATCCGCAATACGAAAACAAATCAATTTCATTCACGCCAGTTATCAATGGAAGTGATGAAAACAAATCCTTTTCAAAATATACTCCATCAGGAAGTGTGCATTTAAATATCAGCTACGAAACCGAAGCGGTTAATTTTTTTGAAGAAGGAAAAGAGTATTATCTTGACTTTACCAAAGCGGAATAAATTTAAAATAGTTTGTTTTAATTTTAAAAAGCAGTTCAGTAATGAGCTGCTTTTTTTTATACATGTTAATTCAAAAATTATATATCAAAAGTTACATATTTCCTTTAAAATTATATATCTGAACCTCGCTAACCATTAGCATCAAAAAGTGTTTTTAAATTCTTTAGTGGCAAAAGTTATTATTTAGAATAATTATCAATAAACTTAAACGCTTGTACGTTACAAAAATGTAACGTGTATTTGTAGTGTAGTTAAGAGATAGCTACCTAGATTGTTTAACCAAATTCATTTACATTATGAATTTTAAAGTGAAAATCCACTTTAGTAAAACAAAAAAAAGCTGGAAAATCCTCCTCAGAATTTCAGCCAGCTTTAAAAAGTTTCTAAGTTTATTAACTTAAAGTGGTGGGAGGGGAGAGATCCTCTCCCTGCTTTCACTTTGTAAAAATACAAAATATTATGATAAAAGCAATTATAAAGTTCTTTAGGAGCTTTTACGAAAAAGAGATCGATTACAAATTTGAGTTTGAATTATCGATTTATGATGTTATTTTCGGAATATTAATTTTAATTATATTTTTATGGACGTTTCTCAAGTAAAAGAAAAGGTATTGAAAATACTTGAAGATTTTGGAATGACTGGAAGCAAAGCAGCTGAAGCGATGGGCGTGACTTATGCCACATTCAGGAATAAGAAAAATGACAATGCCAAAGGTCATACTTTCAACGAAAAGAACTATTCTGATTTGGTGGAGTTTATTAAAAAAGAAGCTGAAAAACTACTTTAAAAACAGCTTGCTGGCAACTATGTATAACACAGTAGCCAGCACTAAAGAATGTTAGGTACTTTTTCTATTCCTCCAGCTGTTATTGTGATACTTGTCACTCGGATTGCTTTTGAACTTTTCCCAAATCAATCGCAGAACCAAAGCTAGTCCAGCAATTGAAATTATAAAGTCGATAATTGTCATATATGCAAATTTATAGATTTAAAAATTGAAAGTTGATCTTTTTCAAAGCTTCGTTTTTTCGCGTCTCCCTTCCAACTAAGTAAACCGTTTCAGTAACTTTTGTAGTATGATCTGCCATTCCTTTAGATAAATTCATAGCAGCATCTGAAGCTTTGTCTAGTTCATCCAGGAACAAATGTTTTAAAGAATAAAAATCAGCCGTTACATCAAATTTATCTTTCACTAATCGTTTCCATCGTTTGGTAATTTGGGATGATTGAGTAGGAACTAATGACGGTTTTAAACCTCTTGTAAACAAAAAATCATCTTCACTAGTGCATTCGTTTATTATTTCAGTCCAAAACGGCAAAGCGTTTGGCAAAATAACCTTAATTACTTCCTTGCTAACACTTCCTTTCAATATAGTTATTTTATATTCTTGCTTAGCTAGATTCACATGTTTTTTCTGAACTCGAAACAATTCAGCACTTCTGGCACCGGAATGAAAGAAGATCATTCCGTATCTGTAGAAAGTGTAGTAATTAGCTTTTAGAATTTTGAATATTTTATTCAGCTCATCCACTTCTAGCGTTTCACGGATTTTTTTAATGGTTTTCTTTTTTCGAATATCTTTAATTGGATTATGAAAAACCATTCTTTTTTCCACCAAATCAGAAATCACAATTGATAAATGAGTTAGATATTTATTGTATTCATTATTTGTCAAATCCAAAGGGTCTAGTAAATCTCTAATGTGTCCACTATGAATTCCGCATATAGGAACCTCAATTCTTTGTTCCGCTGCCGACTTCTTTATTTTTGCTATTATTCTACGACACTCTTTTTTTACGCCTTCTGAAACCATTAATTTAGGGTAATTAATTTCCAAAGCTTCAATGAAATTTAATTCCGGGTATAAAGTTCCTTGAACTGGTTTCAGCTTAGGAATCATATATTTTTTAGTGATTGGATTATATCCTTCTTTTTCAAATAGTACAGGAATATCTTTTAGCCATGCTTGAATAACGGCTTTTCGCTGTTCCAATGACTTGAAACGGTTTAGTTTTTTTCTGAATGGGAATCCTTTTGGATACTTCTCTTTAAATATTGGATCGTAGAATTTGCATTCTACACGCCAATCTAGTTCAAGTGATTTCTTGGAAGTTAAAGTTTTCCAGTTTTCTGGATGTACCCATATTTCTGAATATGAGCAGTCAAATAATAAGTCTTTTGCCAT